CTTACGTTTTTTACTAGCCTTAGGACAGTTAGGATCTTTCCAATCACCTTCCCAGCGACCTTTACCAATCTGAAATCCACCGCTATCACCAAGCACCCAACTATTTGATCTATTACGATTTCTAAACATATCCTCACGCCAACTTACTTTATTCAAGTCAAGGTTAGCATGACCAGCACTATACAAGCACCATTGATAGTAAAATTGACCTTTCACTGGGTCAAGAAAGTTCAAACTTTCCATACCGTTAGTAAAACTAGGTGGTATCCTTGCGGGATCCACATAGTTCATATAACGTTGTTTACCTATAAATGTAGCATAAAAGGTACTGGTCGCTGGTAAAAACTTAGCGTAGTCTAGTTGGGTACTGGTTAGATCTTGGTTCATTATTTGGTAATTGCAGGAATAATATAGTCGTAAGTGGCCAATCCACTATCTACAGTGATCATCATTAGACCTTCATCACTAATTTTCATAGTCATATCACCGTCTAGGCTTAGGATATTAATTACTTCGGTTAAGGGCCAAATAAAGGTATTTTTAAGTTTTCCTTCAATACCAGATTGGAATACAAAACTTCCCACGTGAGTGCTACTAATACCACCAAAACTTACAACTAAGTTTTGATTTTCAAGTTTAGATTTAAACATATCTTCGTCACTGTGTACTTGTGCTTGTAATTTAAGTCTTTGCACACTATTGATACTGGGTGTGAACTCTATAGTAAAGGTTGGTAAATTGACTTGAAAGCTTCCTAGTCTAGCATTAACAACTTCGGTGGTCATTAGTTTATAACTATTGTTAAAGTCTTTATCTTCATTTTCAAAAAAGATACTATTAGGTGTAGATTTCCCATTCTTATCTAAATAGACAATTTCAATATGAGGATTTTCTTTATACTCTGGATTTTTTAAAATATGGTTAAGAGTACTTAGATTTGGCAAGCCAAAGATGCCCTCTAGTTCCTTTATAGGATTATGTGTAGTAGCCTTGACTACTAACTTTTCTTGATCTGCAATACTTTCGATAACAGTTTCTTTTTTTGTTCCTTGAATTTTAGCAAAAGGAAAGCCTAAACTTGTAGTATGTGCTACAATATCAATTAATATATCTTTAATCATTATTATCTCCTAGTTGAATTATATTTAGAATCAGTAAATTTGTCAAGAACTAAATGTAAAAAACTTGCGGAATGTACTCGTTTCTTTGGTTTCATTAAGTTTCCATTTCAGTACACCTATCAAATTATCTAATTTATTATCTATGATTGTATTTTCCATCGCCTCATGATCGAATGGCAAATCTTTAAACCATTGTGGTAATCTTAGTTCGTCCACAGGATAAGCAACACTGGTATATTCTAAAGGATTTGCTTTTACTTTACACACTACTACCTTAGCACCATCCGTTATACTCATACTATATTTGTCATCATGCATACGTTTAAGTGTATTCCAATTAATTGCTGCTCTGACATGACCTGGCAAATTGGCTTTACCTTGTTTACGTTCTTTTTCTGCATATTCTGTAATATTATTAGCACGACGAGGACTACCTTTTTCCCAACCAGGTCTATGTTTAAACTCTAGTCTAAAATTCCCAATAAAGTCTAATACAGTTTTTTCGTCACTGCCAGTTAATACCATTTCTAATACTTCACTTAAAAAGTCCTGTATGAATTCAGGAGTATCACTGCGCTTTAGGTCCAAGCCCATGGCTTTAATTTTACCTGGCTTTCCATCTATATCTTGACGTTTACCTTCTTTGTCATAATATAATACAGCATAACGCTTTTTGGTAATGAATAACCCTTTACTGGCAACAAGTTCTCTACCTGCTTTGATCACTGAGCCTCTTGATTTAGGACAATGGAAAGCATCTAGCATGAAGTTAGGGAATGATTTATTAACTTCTTCCGCCACACCATCATATAGTTGTATGATAGTTTCTTTGGTCCATGGGATGTGTCCTTTTTCAATATCCTTTTGTAGTGTTTTGAAGGCACTAAAATATGCACTATCAGTATCACCATAAATTATGCTACGACCAACGTGATCATAATCGCCTGTGATTACTTCATTTATCTTAGCAGCCATGTGCTTGGTAATTTGCCTACCACTAAGGGTAGTACTTTGACCAATGCGTTTATCAAAAAACCTACAGCCAGGATTAAGAATAGCACCATAAAGACTGTTGAGGTTAATTTTCTTAACCAACTGTCGTTTATCCCAGTATTCTTCTTCAATTTTATTTCCAGCATTGATAGCATCCTTTAATTTAGCCTGCATTTCTTTACGTTCTTTGTACCAACGTTCTAACAAGCCAGGAATAACACCCTCTTTCTTGTAAGTGAATATGGTTCCATTAGCACTTAACATCCATGATTGGTTGCTTTCGAAGATCAGTTTATATGCTTCAGCAGCACTGACAATATCATGTCCACCTTCTTCCCAATCTATAGTTATTTCTGTGCCAATTTCTTTATTCATTACAGCATCATATTCCATACTGCCGAAACGTCCTTCCCAACTGCCAGCAAAACTTTTTCCTTTGGCCATTTGGTCCTGCATATATGCATCAGTCATTGTTTGACGTAATTGACCAACAATAGTCTCTGGTCCCATATTCAAAGCACGAATAGTTGATGGATACAGACTGTTAATATCCACACTGCCTATCCAATCATGAATTCCTTCTTTAGGATGAGCAACATAAGCACCTGCGGCACTACCATCATCACGTTCAGCCATCTTAGTACGATTGGGTACTACAAAGCCTCTACGATGTGCCTCATTGATAATGGCCTGTTCGGTAACAGCCACAGCACCCATTGTAGTTTGTAGTAGTACAGTATTTTCATGTGCCAGTGTATTGGCTAAATCAATAAATCTTAACTTACGATCTAGTTTATCTAACAAGGCCACGTCCTGTCTATTATATTCGATAAACGTGGCAAAGTCGTTGTTGTACAGTTGATCTAGTGTACCTTCATAGACTGTTTTGCGTTCGCCGATTTCCAATTCGCCGATGGCATCCAGCCTGTAGGTGTGTCTTTCTTCATAGGTGTACCTACGGTATAGTTCGAGGCTGTCGAGGTGTACTCGTCCCACCAAGTCATAGGTCGTGGCTGCTTTTCCAAACTTTTCATATTCCCTCCGTTTAGGATAGTGGTTCCATAGACAAAATCTGCGTGTATCATCTTTACTCAATGCCTTGGTCACACGATTCACAGTATAGGGAATATCATAGCCCTCACTGTTCCAACCTGTAATGACGTCAGCATCTTCAATCAAATGTAAGAAAGTGTCCAGCATTTCTGCTTCACTTTCAAATAACATAGTGTTAGGAAATTTTTCTACTAGTTCTTCTGCTTCACTTAGACTCAATGTTTTAGGAGGAACTGCTAATGTGACCAATGTGTCTAGCCATTGTAAATGTACACTGATAGCAGTGATTGGCATAAAAGCATCATCTGGTGATGCATATCCACGTTCTGGATCAAAGTCTACTTCAATGTCAAAAAATGCTACATTGAGTTTTGGTGCATCTGCATTGAGATATTGCTCGCTTAGACAAACAAAGATTTGGTTAATATCTGCTTCGTAGATACGTTTACTGGAATTAATTTTAAGTTCTTTATGAAACTCTTTTTGTGTTTTGCAAATTACACGACTTACTGGAGTACCATATATACTGGTATATTTTCCTTTGGGATCCTCATAGTAAAAAATATATCTACCAGGATATTCTTTAAAAACACGTTGACCCTTGCGGTCACGTTCCACAACCTTGACAATATCATTGTCTCGGTCGAAATAAGCATCGACATACATAATAATCTCCTATGTGACTTCAGGCTCACAAATACCAAACTTGCGACTTATGGCTCGCCAACCTTACCAATATACTTTAATTATGCCTACAACATAGATTAAAGTAATAACTACCTGCATGGCTATCAAACTCCATTTGCGCCATATCCAACCTAATATTACCCACCCCAAGTTTCCAAAAAATAGTACCCAAAGATTTAAGGGAAAAATATTGAAACTGGTTAATGCTACACCTGCTAGTAATACTATTGAACATAGCCATTCAAATACAGTAAGCATCAGATTTTTTTGGTAATATCCAAAATTGCTTCTACCTCTTTCCAATCATTATCGTAGTTGCTCCAATCACCCTTATGTGCTATTTTGATAGCACGATTTATAACACTTGTCTTTATATTTAATTCCTCGGCCACAGCCTTCACAGTTTCTTTCAAACCTTCTTGGAGATCTTCAATTTCACGTAATAC